ATCTGCCCTCTCCGGCACCCCGGCCACGGCCAAGCTCGTGCCGGTTGGAATCCTGCGGAATCTCAACGTGCTTGTCGCAGAGAGCCTAGTGTCATCTGGCGGATCGTACTTCAGCCACAAAGAGCGGGAAGAGATCAAGCGATGGCTCGCCGACCTGTTGCGAGAGGAGAAGACATCACCGCATGTATGAACTGATGGCTGGCGAGTTCCAGCATCTCGGAGGGCGTTGTCTCGGAGTGAACGGCCTGCGCGTTCTAATTCCCGAGGAGGGCAAGATCCATCTTGGAGTCGAACTCAGGGTCTGCGAACATGCCGTTGCCCCATTCGTCTGTGTCCTGAAGGAGTCGTTCGGCCAGCGGTACGGGATCATGCACCTGGGGACGGAAGAACTGCTGGCCATCACCGAGAAGATCAAGGATGGCAAGACTGGCGTCACCAATTTCAAGTTCTTCACGCCGTTCAGACGGCCGAAGGTTACGGCGAACTGAGATGGCGACGAGAATCGACAGGCATCCATGTCCAGAGTGTGGGCGGAGAGAGGGCGAACTCCACAAGGATGGGTGTTCAGAGGAACGATGCTCCGTCTGTGGCGGGAAGAGGATCGTGTGTAGCCATGACGATGGCGGGAAGAGGTTGCCGTACATCCGATGGCCGCGGGAGAGATTCTGTGGATGCTGTGGAGAACCGCGGCCCGCCGGATTCCACGTCTCTGATTCCGAGTGGAATAGGTACGTGCAACCCGACAGGCGACGAGAACACCTCTGCCGGAAGTGCTACGACAGGATCAAGGCTATCATCGACGGAGTAGGACGAAACTGAAGAGCGGAGGATGGATATGGTGCAACGCATGTTAGTACTGGAGCGGCCCCTCGTATTCTTCGACCTAGAGACCACGGGATTGGATGTCCTGAACGACAGGATCGTGCAGATCGCAGTGAGACTCATTCGGCCGGACTTCGGGAAGTGGGATCGATCGTGGATCGTAAATCCAGGAATCCACATTCCTGAATCGGCCGCGGCAATACATGGATTCCGCGATGAAGACGTGGCTGACAAACCGTCATTCTCTGAGATCGCCAGAGAGGTCGCCTGTCTGTTCGCAGGAGCGGATGTCTGTGGCCACAACATCATTCGGTTCGACATCCCTCTTCTCGGCCAAGAGATGAAGCGGGCGGGAGTGCCGTTCGCGATCACTGGTGGGGTAGTCGATACCCTGCGGATCTTCAGAGCACGGTTCCGACATACACTCGGGGATGCCTATAGACTCTACGAGGGAGAACCAATGGTGGGTGCCCATGATGCTCTGGTAGACGTGAGAGCTGTCTCGTACATCCTGGAAGATATGATCTCGGAGTACGACGACTTGCCGAATGAACCCGGACTGCTCGCGAAGACTCCCCCGAGTCCAGACTATGTCGATGCTGAAGGAAAGTTCCTATGGTCCGGGAAGGGGGCGGTCTTCGGATTTGGGAAGCTGGCTGGCCGATCACTGAAGGAAGCGGCCAAGACAGATCCGGGTTTCCTCCAGTGGATGCTGCGCCAGGACTTCGATGATGACACGATGAAGGTCGTGCGCGAGGCACTCGCGGGAAGGTTCCCAGTCAGGGAGGCGGCCAATGGAGCGTAGCGTAGAGAACGCCGTGATCTTCTTCGTGATGCTGGGGTGGTTCTTCATGGTCCTCAATGGACTGGCGAGGCTGTAGGGACTAGAATGAGGAGTACAGGGCGGGCCTGGTGTTGCTATCACCTCCTTTAGCCAAGTACGGGCACTGGGCTCGCCCGTCTTGAGATGCGTATCTATCTGATTGACTACGTCCAGAGCAAAGCGCGGATCATGTCCGTCGAGGCCAAAGACAGGGGGACGCATTGGTCCTGCGATCTGAGGACCTTGAAGATGGAGTTGGGGACAACGTACTTCGTCGTGTTGGATCCCACCAGGAAGGGGCCTCGTGTCTTCGTGTCTCTACGAGAGGCGTGCGGTGCTCTGAGAACCCGCATCACGAAGGACATAGAAGCCAAGGCCGAAGAAGTCAGGGACCTCTACGTGGAATTGGAGAAGACGCAACAGTGCAGGAAGGCTGATGCAGATGGGCGCGTCCAAGACTTGTGCGGAGACGCGGAACATGCTACACTGTGCGAGAATCCGGGCAGTATATCTGGAGACGGCGGAGGTGAGGAAAATGGCGAAAAGGATGGAGGTCGGCAAACTTAGTGTGTACATCCCCCAGAACAAGATGGAGCAGAAACTGGTGGAACGGCTGATCAAGCTGGGGGCGAAGCGGGATCGATCAGTCAACTACGTTGTGGTCGAGGCACTGATCGAGTACCTGGAGCGTGAGGAAGCGAAGGAAGGGTAGGAAGATGAAAGTGACAGATCTGGTTGGGAAGAGGGCGCTATTGAAAGTGAATAGTAGTTCCTGCCGCATGTATGATCGTGGCGATGTGACGGAATTCCGGGTGCTTGAAGCATCTCCATCGGGATCATTCATCAAACTGATGAACATGTATGGCCAGCAGTTCTGGAAGCCGGTGCCTGATATCTCCTTCGTAGAGGAGTTAGTGGACATCGTGGCGGTCCGCGTCGCTGAAACCAAAACGGAGTGAGACATGCCGAAGAGACCAGCCGTAGTGCAGGATCTATGCGCATCCTGCGGCAAGAACATGAGGGATCCGGTAACGCAGACGGAGCTTCGCGGGATGGCGGTCGACATGGAGTGGCTGTGCAAGGGGCTGATGTCGCATAGTGACGGATTCTTGAAGGAGCAATTCGGCGTGTACTATGACCTTTTCGGGCCGGACCAGAAACTGGAACTGAGCATCTGCTTTGAGTGTCTGCTCCGAGCTATCGGTATTCCTAAGCCAATAGTGGAGTGAACGATGGATCAGAAGAAGGAACCCACCACGAGAGTGACCGTGACGATCCCCGAGAAGGACGTCAAGTTCTACGAGTTGATCGTGCGCGAAAAGGCGCTCGGGGGAGAACGGATCTCGACATCGGAGCTTGTCCGTGACGCAGTTGCTGACCACATCCGGAAACTCAGACGGCGCAGGTAAGGTTTCGGCGCGGACGATTCTTGAGGCCACACGTGCGAGGGCGGCAGTCAACCCTTATGCGTGGGCGCAAGCATTTCGGGTCATGCCAGACGGCTTGACCTACTCGATCTTCGCGCCAGGAAGAGAGCAGCCATATCTCTACGAACCCTACCTGGAGATCGCGAAGCTGAGAGTTCCTGGTGGATGGATCACTGTAATGAAATCTGTGCAAACCGGGTGGAGTGAACTCGCAATCAATGCAACGTTGTGGTTCATGGATGTGAAAAAGGAACCAGCTTTGTACATGTTGAGGACTGACGCTCAACTGGGAAAGTTCGTCCAGTCGAGAATCGATCCCATCTTGATCTTGTCGCCATACATCGCGACTGGATTCTCAGCATCTGTGGCGGACAACGTCGGTCTCAAAATCGGATGGGGACAGTCGCTCCACTTCCGTGGATCAGAGGCCGTGAAGAGCATGGTGGAGTTCTCCGCTGGACTCATCGTTCATGATGAGAAAGACAGCATGAACGAAGAAGGGATCGCGGCATCTTACGGACGGCGAGAGGGGATGATCCACAAGTGGGCGATCGCGCTGTCGAACCCTTCTGTTCCAGAGCATGGGATTCACTTGGACTACATGGATGGCTCCCAGGGAGAGTGGGCTCTGTGGTGCGATGGATGTCAGGAGTACGTCGTCCCACGATGGCCCGAGAGCGCGAACAGGAACCATCCATACGCTCCGATGTGCCCCAGTTACGATCACGAACTGGACAAGAGCAAAGGACAGTGGATCCACGCGAATCCCGAAGCTCCCTACAGGTCCTATCACATGGACCACTTCTCATCCGCGCGGTGCGCTCCGATCGAGATGCTCGATGAGTGGGACCGAATCCATGGGGATCCCACGAAGATGGCGGCGTTCTACAACCTCCGGCTCGGTCTTCCGTGGGCCGAAGAGGGAACGCAGATCACCGATGTCTCGGGCCTCCCTTCGATGGGTGACATGGTCCCGTCCTATGATCGTCAGAGTGTAATGGGGGTCGATGTCGGGACGATGCTGCACGTGGTCATCCGTAGGAGTTACGGCGGAATCTTGTGGACTGGGACTCTGGACTGGAATGAACTCGGTAGGGCCATGGCAGCCTACAACGTCGAGAACTGCGCGATGGACGTGCGCCCAGAGACGACGAAAGCGCAGGAGTTCGCCAAGATGTTCCCTGGCCGCGTCACCCTCGTCGAGTACAACCCCAATCCTTGGGCGACGGAAGCGAAGTGGGGAGAGAGCAACGGGGTGCCGCTCTACACGGGCCTGAGGACCCCCATGCTCGATGCGGCGATGGCTCTGGTCCACACGAAGACGGAGGGAGTGCCCTCCAACTTACCGTCGGACTTCTGGGACCAGTTTCGGGCGCTGTCGAGGCAATACGTCAGGACAGCCGATGGTAAGGTCTACGTGTCCTACGTCAGCTCGAAGGCTGACCACTACGCTCACGCTTTCAGTTATGCTGTGTTCGCGGGCGAGAGATTCCACGGTACGCCGGAGGAACAGACGCAGTTCTTCAGCCTACGGCGTCGTGAGAGGAGAGGAAAATGAAGTACATCCGGGCACAGAATGGAATGGTACTATCCGTGTCGCAGCTGATCCCTCCAGCGAAGGGATCTAGGTATGACGCCCTGAGCCGGACGGAGATCGAGATCTGGCGACT